TACGTCGGTTGCAGTGTACGACGAAGCGACCAGCGGCAACCAAATTGCGCACGCAGATCTGACGAACGTTAAAAACGTCGGCGTTGGTGATAATTTTCGCATCCTGTCGGGCCAGCTCGACATAACTTTGGAGTAAAACGTGGCAGCCTTATCGGACTACGCAGAATTGGCGGTCTTAAACGCAATTGCCGGGCGGGCTAACTTCACGGCCCCTGCGGCGGTTTATATTGCGCTGGGTGGCGGCGATTTCACTGACACCGGCACGGCGGTGGCGGAAATCTCAGGCAACGGCTATGCGCGCCAGCAAGTCGTTTTTGGCACTAATGCCGCCAATGGCCAAATCAGCAATACGTCGGAAATTACGTTTCCCGTTGCAACCGGCACCCAAGGCGCGGTTACGCATTATAAGCTGATGGACGCCGCAACCGGCGGAAACTGTTTAATCGTGGGCGAGCTAACAGCCGCTAAAACAATCACAACCAATGACCAGCTCAGAATCCAAATTGGTGATCTGACCTTAACGGCAAACTAGAGGAAATAACATGGCAGGCACAATCACCACGTCTTTGAGTAACGCGTTTAAATTGCAGCTCTTAAAGGGAAATCACGATTTTGACACGAATATGAAAGTTATTCTGTTAAAAGAAGAAAGCGCCCTTTCCACAAATTACGGGGCGGCCACAGTAAGTTCCGGCGCGGTCGGCACGGACGAAGTTAGCCACGCGTCTTATGATGCTGCGTTTTCGCGCAATGTTTTAGGCGCGGGGAACGGAGCCACGGCGGCGATTGCCAACACCTTCCCCAAAATGGACAGCACCACGGCTATCATTGACTTTGATGACGCGGTTTTCGCGAACGTGACAGTCGTGTCTGACGGTGCGATTTTATACAACCCGAATGCCGGCGATCCAAACAACGACGTTATTGCGGTTTTCTCATTTGGAGGGACCGTTTCGGCCACTGCGGGGGATTTCACCCTGCAATTCCCTGCGCCTGGAAGCAGCACAAGCATTCTGAGACTCGACTAAAGCGGGTATTTTGACATGGTCAAATTTATTAACCGATGCAAGATGCCGGTCGCGTCCGGCGGGGCGGGCACAATTACGTTTGGGGCGGCTGCCGTCGCCGGGTTTGAGAGCTTGGCCGATCAATCCGTGGGCGCAGGCGATGAGCTGCGCTATACGCTTGAGCAGAACAACGAATATGAGGTTGGAACCGGCGTAATTGGGCTGTCTGGCGGCACGTACACGATGACCCGCACGCCGCTTAGATCGTCAAATTCTGACAATTCTGCGATTTCGGCTGGTGCGGCGGCGGTTTGTTTTTTTACTATGCTGGCCGATGATGTTGCGCAATATTTGGCAGACCTGGCAAATGTGTCGGACACGTCGCCAAGCGCCGGTCAAGCGCTGACTTGGGACGCGGTGGCCAGCACTTGGAAGCCAGCCAGCCCGTCTGGCGGAATTGCAAACGTTTCAACTTATGCAAATTTGCCGGGGTCGCCCAGCGTGACCGATCTGGCTTTTGTGACAGATACAAAGGCGCTTTATATTTATGATGGCGCAGAGTGGGACCGGTTTTCAACTGGCAGCCAGTTAGCCCCGCGGTTTACTACTTCGCCAGCTTCATCGCTTGAATTAAACTCTGATGGTTCTACAAGCACTCTCTCGGCAGTGGCGATTGATGATGCAGGTTTCCCCATCACTTACGATTGGGATGGTTTCTCTGGTACTAATTCTTACAATTCTTCTAGCTTGCCACCGCAACTTACGGCGGTCGCTGAATCAAGCGGAGTATTTACACTTACGCCAAGTACAAACAGTTCTAATTCTGGGTCATTTCAATTTAGAATTAAGGCATCAGATGGGGTGTTATCAATTGCTGAAACCACTAGCGTCAGCTTAATTTTCCAAACGCCGGTTATAGTTGACAGCTTGCAGACAAGCAATTCGGCTACCCTTCAAGCCACCACTTCTGGATTGATTCAAGCGTTCCTCACAAATAGCACTTACAGCACAGGTTCCGGCACCCTTCACTTCCCGACCGGCACTGGGAATACTATGCCCACTGGCAAACGATACATAGAGGCAAAAGTTACATCTAGGTCTGGGGATGCTCTTTTGGTTGGGTTAGCTAGATATGACGATGCAGTAGCCCGCAACAGCAGACTCGGCTGGGGTAATTCGTATCGTTCGTCCGTTGCGTATATTAAAATGGAAAACGGTGAGTTGCAACCCGCTAACACCTCAGCGGGCTTTCCGGGCGGCAACGGGTTTTCAGGTGTCCCAGCTTTTGATGTCGGTGACATAGTTCAGATTGCCTATGACACCAGCGCGGAAAAAGTTTGGTTCGGAAAAAATAACAGTTGGCAATCAGCCACTGGCGACCCCGTTACTGGTGGGGGCCGAACACTAGACTACTCGGCTGGTGGATATTCTTTTGTTCTAGGTTCGACAACAGGCGGTAACATCGCTTACACGCTACAGTTTGGCGGCACTCACACTTATTCAACCCCGACAGGCTTCGAGCTTTATTAATGTTAGGCTTCGCTCCAATATCAACCGCAACTCTTGGAGGGTCAGGTGTTGCGCGGCCAATTGTCAACCAAGGCTTGATAGGCGTTGCGGCGACAATTTCTCTTGGGTCAATCTCGGTCACAGCAAACTCAACAATATCTGAAGTCGCAATCAGAAAGCCAAACACAACATTCTTCCACGACCCAGATGACGATGGGGTAGGCCAATTTTTAAATAACGAATTTCCATATATCAGCTTTGTAAATTATTTTATCTTAGGATTTGATCCATCCTTAGCGACCACGCCTAATAATTCACTTGCGCCGACTTGGAGCGGCACATATCCGCACGCTGAAAAATTTGGAATAACTGCTACAATTACAGATGAGCCTATTACGTACCAAGGCGCGCATGCGCCGCTCGTAAACGGCGATTATACATTCCCAGCGACGGTCAATGACGCCGGCCTTGCGCAATATCGGCAGCCGCCACATTTGCGGCATTTGCCTGAGACGATAACGAGCGGTGCGGCAACAATATCATCGCTTGCTGACCCGCTGGTTGCAACTTTAACATTTCCGGCAAATGACCCCAGTTTGTTTAACGTAATTGTTGGACAAGTTCGGACGATTAACACGTTTGACCCAACAGACAGCGACACATTTTTTGACAGCCTGATTAATGGAGCCGCCGGTGATATTTTACTGCCAGGCGAAAACAAATTGCGTGAGCTGTTCCATTTATCACCGGACAAAGGTCTTGAAATCGGGTCTGTCTCGGTGGGCGCATTTGGCACTGACAACACTAGCCTAATAAATGGTGCGGCGTGGGTTCTGTACGGGCTAAAATTGCAGCCACAAACCACTGCAACGCACAATGCTGACGGCACGCCTGTGTCTCAAGAGCATACGCTTTTAGTCACCGCATCGATTGGCGCAATCCAAGCAAACGTTGGGTTTACCCCAGCCTCTTTTAACATCACAGCGGCCTTGGGCAGCGCGCAGGCAAACGTCGCGCAGCCTTTGACCGGCTTTCAGATCGGCACAATGCTAACGCCAGATCCGCCCTGGTATTTGAATCCGTCTCGCGTGCAATTGGTGGCGCAGGCCAACCAATCGGCTGATAGCGCAGTTTACCCTTATTTGGCCGGCCCGTTTGACACCGGCCCGCTGCAGCACGAATTTGGCATTTCAATATCACTAGGCACATTGGCCGGCCCATACGGCGTTGACGTGCCTGTGGTGGGCGTGTCCGCTACTGTTTCGTTGGGCGACGAAATTTCAACACGCTCGGACAATACTTTGCTCGCGCCGACCTTGCTGGCAACAATTTCAACTGGGCTGGCTGACGTCAAAATCAACGTTACTGAAATTATATCAGACTCCCTTGGCTCAACAATCTCGCTTGGAGTAACAAGCGAATCCGCCACGTCAAACGCGGTGGCGACTACTTTGGCGGCAACGTTAAGCACGCGCGCTCCTACCGCCAGCGGTGATGCAAACACGGGCGTAACTTCAGGCGTTTCTGCGACGCTTTCGCTTGGCATCATCACGTTAATTATCACTCGTTACACGTCAATCAGCGCGAACCTAGATGTCACGCAAACGGTTGTCGCTAGGAATTTCATTGACGCTGGCGCGTCGCCGCAGATCGCGGTTTCGGCCAGCGCGCTGGCCGGGTTTTTCCGCGACGGCGTGGCAGCCACGGCTGTGTCGTGCAACGTCACCGCCACAGGCAGATTGCTTTGGGAACCTGTTGCCGCCGATGGGGCTGACCCGTGGGTGCCACAGTCCGGCGGCAATGTTGAGACGCCGGCAGACATCTGGCAAACTGCCGCATAAATGAGGTAAAAAAATGGCCGACACCAACACAACGAATTACAGCCTAGTCAAGCCAGAGGTCGGAGCGTCAGAAAATAGTTGGGGCACCAAAATCAACGCTGGGCTAGACAGCATTGACTCAATCCTGGGCGGCGGCACAGCCGTCAGCGGCATTGATATAAACAGCGGTACGATTGACGGCGCGGTCATCGGTGGGGCAACGCCTGCCGCAATAACGGGAACCACGCTGACAGGCTCAACTAGCCTGACCTCTCCGCTCATCCAAACAGAGGCAATCAGTTTTTCTGACGGGGATGCGGCAATGACCATTGCCGACGGCGGGATTGTCGCGTTTAGCGTTGGACCGCTACTGCCGAGCTTGACGCTGGGCGGCACGCAAATTACATCAACAGGCTTAGAAATTAACCAATTAAACGCAATCACGCGCGGATCAATCGTTTATGGCAACGCCTCTGGTGCTACTGCAAGACTAAGCCCAGGCGCAGCCGACACGGTTTTGACTTCAGACGGCACGGATATAAGCTGGGCGGCTGCCGGTGGTGGTGCAGTCCCCGCTGGCACAGTGATTTATCACGCAGCTAACACAGCACCCGCGGGCTTTATCAAAGCCAACGGTTCGGCTGTTTCACGTTCGACCTACTCTAACTTGTTTACAGCAATTGGCACAACCTATGGTGCAGGTGATGGCTCTACTACTTTTAACATCCCTGATTTACGTGGTGAATTTATGCGTGGCTGGGATGACAGCCGTGGCATTGATAGTGGCCGTGCATTTGGCTCTGCACAGACTGACGAGTTTAAAAGCCACGATCATATAGGAGGCCACGCTAGAGCCGGAGGTATTGGTTACGCAGACGGTCGTTATGGAGTTGATACTGCAAGTAATGGTAGCAACAAAGTCTCAGCGAGTGCGGCAGGGTCATTTGCTTTACACTATGCTAAGACTTCAGCGACAGGTGGCACAGACACCCGCCCGCGGAACATAGCATTGCTCGCTTGTATTAAATATTAGGCTGCGCCAAATAGCGTGACTTTTGGCATTTACCACAACATGTGGTAATATTTTCACGTCTGTAACAACATGTTGTGCCTATGGCTTTAATTGACATTAAAATACCGCCGGGCGTTTACCGCAACGGTACAGATTTGCAGAGCGTGGGCCGCTGGCGCGACGCCAATCTTGTGCGTTGGGTGGATGGAACCATCCGCCCAATTGGCGGCTGGCGCATCCGAGCCACCACCGCCGCCGCCGCTAAAGTGCGCGGAATGATGGCTTGGTCGGACAATAGTTTGGACAGACGAATTGTCCTTGGGACATATAATAAATTATATTCGTACAACACTTTTGGCACTCAATCAGATATTACACCAGCCGGACTTATTGCTGGGCGTGAGGACGGGGCGGCGCAAACCGGCTACGGTGGCGGGCTTTACAACGAAGGATTTTATGGAACGCCGCGACTAGAATCAACGCGCATTGAGCCGGCTACAAGCTGGGCGCTGCAACCTTGGGGTGAATACTTAGTTGCGTGCAACCGCGATGACGGCAAAATATATGAATGGCAATTAAACGGCTCGGTGCCGGCGGCTGTGTTGAGCAACGCCCCGACTGATAATCAAAGCATTGTTGTCACGCAGGAACGTTTCTTGCTGGCGTTGGGCGCAGACGGGAATAGCCGCAAAATTTCCTGGTGTGACCGCGAAAATAATACAGAATGGACACCTAGTGCGACAAACGAGGCGGGCGACATATTGCTGGAGACAACCGGCAAAATTATGGCCGGCGTACGAACACAAAACCAAACGATAATTTTAACCAGCACAGACGCACACAGCGTGACTTATCAAGGTCCGCCCTATGTTTTCAGCATCGACCGAGTTGGGCAATCTTGCGGATTGGCCGCGCACTTAGCTTACGCCAGCGTTGATGCTGGGGTGTTCTGGATGGGCTTAAATTCTTTTTACGCGTTCAACGGAAACAACGTGCAAGAGCTGCCTTGTGATGTTTCGGATTACGTGTTTTCCAACATCAACCGCGCCCAAATTGGCAAAACATTTGCCATGCCGTTGCAAGGCTACGGCGAAATATTTTGGTTTTACCCGTCCGAGGCGAGCACCGAAAACGACAGATATGTCGTGTACAATTTCGTTGAGAACACTTGGTACATTGGCGAGCTTGCGCGCACTGCCGGAGCCGACGCCGGCGCATTTGCATTGCCAATGATGTGCAATCCTACCGACAAAAAAATATACGAGCATGAGGTGAGTTTTGCATATAGCGGTCTAACGCCATTCGCTGAAACTGGCCCGATTATGCTGGGGTCCGGCGAGAATGTGGCCAGCGTTACCGAAATGCTGCCCGATGAGAAAACGCAAGGCGACGTTACGGCCACTTTTAAAACGCGCTTCGCGCCGAATGGCACAGAGCGCTCGCATGGCCCATACAGCATGTCCAACCCGACGTCTTTGCGCTTTACTGGTCGTCAAATGCGAATGCGCCTGACCGGCGCGCGCTTGGCTGATTGGCGCGTTGGGATTAACCGGCTGGACGTTGTTGCCGGAGGGCGCCGTTAATGGAGCAGTATCGCGTTCCGCAACCCTACGGCAGCGATTGGCGTATCTGGGCCAACCGTGTGACCGCGTTTCTAAGCCAAAACAAGTCAAATTTGACACAACAAACGGGCAGCGAAAGCGCCAAAGATGACGGCATTATAATGTGGTCGCGCGCTGGTTATCCCGTCGTTTCGGCGGGCGACGGATTCCGCGAAATAATCATTAAGCGCGCTGTGCCGACGTCCAGCGTTGGCGCTGCCGGCGATGCCGCTGGCATGGTGGCCGTCAGCACAACCCATATTTACGTCTGCACTGCGGCGCATGACGGCTCAACAAATATTTGGGCGCGCGCTGCGTTAACTGGGGGTGCCTGGTGAACGAAGAGCTTGAACGCTGCAAACCTTGGATCGAGGCCGCCTTGAAATATAGCGGTGGCACGCACGACTGGATTGACGTCTGCGAGGGTATCTACAAAGGCACCATGCAGCTTTGGCCGGCGAAAGATTCATGCTTGGTTACTGAGCTTATCACCTATCCGCGCACCAAGGTGTGCAACGTGTTTCTCGGCGGCGGCACGCTTGATGAGATTATGGGCATGCATCCCGACGTTGTGCAGTGGGCGCAATACCAAGGCTGCAGTGCGTTAACAATGACAGGCCGATTTGGCTGGAAAAAACCACTGGCGGAACATGGCTGGAAGCCGCTCCACCAGAGCTACGTGAAGGAAATATAAGATGAGTGGCGGCAAGGGCGGATCAAACACAACCACGCAAGAAGCCTCGATACCAGCGTATATTGAGCACTACGCAAAGCAAAATTTGCAGCGAGCGGCAGAAGTGGCGCAGCTTGGCTACCAGCCTTATTACGGGCCAGATGTAGCCGCGCTAACGCCGTTTCAATTGGCCGCTATGGACAATAACCGCGCGGCGGCTGGCGCGTTTGGAATGGCGGCACCAGCGGTAAATACGCTGATGGATGCGCCAACCGAGTATGCCGGTGGCGTGCGCGGATATTCATCAAAACCAATTTTTGACCAAGCGCTTGCCGAATATATTGCACGGCACCCAGAGCAGGCCGCGCGCTATGATGCGTTATTTGGCAACACTGTCGCGCCTTACGTCGCTCCGGTTGCGGCAGCACCGCCGCAAAATGCTACTATTTTTAGCTCGGATGGGGATAATAAAACAGACAGAAGCGGCCACACAGTGCATGTGTGGAACGCTCCGCTAAACGCGATTGATGCGTTAGACCCAAGCAACACGGCCGGCGCAACAGACGGAGGCTGGGGCAGTCACCCTGATGACGGCTGGTCTGATTACTCGTCAAAGGAGTTCAAATAATGGGTTTAGCATCGGGATACGGAAGCGGCACGCCAACTTTAGCACAAGGCAACGCAGGCGGTGCGCCTGCAGGCTCTAATAAAGGCGGCCTCGGCGGCGCGCCGGCTAATTATACGCCGGTAAATTCGCTAGCTGGAACGGGCTACAACGCCGCCCCAGCGACAAGCGTAAACGCAAGCGCCGCCCCAGCGACAACGGCAGCCCCAGTGGCCGGCGGGTTTAACGCAAATCAAGCTGCGGCAGACGCCCTGCAACTCGGCATGGCAGGTACAATCGCGGCGGGAACATATACGCCGATGAATGCCTCACAAGGCATGGATGCTTACTACAATCCTTACGAACAAAATGTTGTTGACTCGACAATGCGCGACCTGATGAAAGGCCAGCGCATGTCGCTAAACGACATGGATTTTGCTGCGTCTAACGCCGGCGCTTTTGGCGGATCTCGCCACGGGATCGAAGGCGCAGAAACGCGCGGCTTGTACGCGGATAAAGCGTATGACGCAGTTTCAAAACTGCGGCAAGATGGGTTTAACACCGCTCTGGGCGCAGCGCAGTTTGATGTAGACCAACAAACGGCGGCCAACACAAATATGCTTAGTGCCGCCGATCAGCTCGCGGCTATGGGCCAACAATCATTTGACGCAGGCCAAACAATTGAGGCCAATCAAATGCGGTATGGCATTATCGATCAGGGAATACAGCAAGCTCTAATTGAAGCGGCAAGAGGCCAATTCGGCGGCTACACCGGCGCGCCCGGCGCATCAACGCAGTACGTGAATAATGCTTTGGGCAGCACGCCAGCGCCAGTATCGAATACGCAAACGGAAACATATCAGCCTGGCATGTTTGATTACCTTAAATTGGCGGCCAGCTTGGTGCCCGAATAATGCGCCCAGATTTTAACGCAATCAAACCATACATTTTTCGCGGCGAAAGCGGTGGCGATTATAACGCGCTGTTTAACTACATGAACCGCCCCGGCGGTATGTTTGATAATGTTAAAATTACCGATATGACCGTGGACGGCGCACTAGACTTTGCCACATTGTCCGGCCCCGGCAGCAATTACGCCTCGTATGTCGGCATTCAGAACGATGGTGTCAAAGCTACGCCAATGGGCGCGTATCAGGTGGTCGGTCGGACCCTGCGCGACGCCAAGCGCGGCCTTGGGCTGCGCGGCGACGAGCTGATGACGCCAGCTCTGCAGGACCGCATTGGGCGCTATATTTACGATACGCAGGGCACCGGCGCGTGGGCCGGGTACAAAGGGCCAGCCTATGGCCCAGCAAACGCAAAACAGGAGGCCGCCCCGATGCTGCCAGCACAACAGCAACAGCAAAGGCCGCGCGGCCTACTTGAGCAATTCGGACTGCAGAAAATGCAACCAGGTGCCGCCGGAGAAACGGGGCAACGGTTTTATCAACGCGACAGCTTTAAGGACTTGGCTGGCCGCTTGGCGGTGGGCCTTAATTCAATGACGCTCCGGCCAGATCCAAATTTTGCGGGAATGATAGAGGGCAGACGGCAAGAGCGCGCACAGAGAAATTCGCGAAATAAAACGGTGGAATATCTGCGCGCGAATGGCATGGGCCAATACGCCGACATGGTTGAGGCGGGCCAACTGCAGGCGAGCGCTGTGTTGGGCGCGATTATGCAGAAAAGCATGGCTGGCACTGACCCCAGCAAGACGCAAAAACTAATTATGGACGCGCGGAAAGAATTTACCTCCTTGCCGGGGGTTAAATCGTTTTCTGGCGTTTCATTTGCTTATTCACGTATTGCTGCCTCGGCAGATGACCCATCTCCGTCTGGCGACTTGGCGTTAATATTCAACTTTATGAAAATGCTTGACCCTGGCTCAGTTGTTCGTGAGGGCGAGTTTGCAACAGCGCAGAACGCCGGCGCAGTCGATGATCGTATTAGAAGCCTTTATAATAGAGTAATAGATGGCACTAGACTGTCAGATACGCAGCGCGCGGATTTTGTCGGCAGAGCGACAAAGCTGTATTCTGGCGCGCAATCTCAATATCAAACGCTTGCAGATCAATATGGCGGATTTGCACAAAACGCCGGGTTAGACCCCAGCCAAGTCATTCCTGACTTTGGCTATTCTGGCGGTGAAATAGCAATTCCAGAAATTACAGATGGGAGCGGCGATGTTCCGCCAATGCCAACGGGCGACACCATTAATGGCCAGCCTATGACGCAAGCACAATGGGAAAGTCTTTGGAGCAGAGCGTCTGGCGAGGACAAAGAGTATTTTAGACAAAACGGAAGGTTGCCTTAGATGGCTGATTACACTGAAAGGTTTAATGCTGAAGTGCCAAAACAGCGCGTCAGGGCTATGGCGCAAGGGCTATCATTTGGTGGGGCTGACGAGATTGAAGCGCGCGCCACGTCATTATTAACAGGCCGTCCATATGACGAGGTATTGGCTGAAATACGCGAAAAGTTAAAAGCATACCAAAAGGCCGAGCCAATTAAGTCGGCGCTGTACGAGGGCGGCGGCGCAGTTTTGCCTGCACTAGCGGCAGCACCATTTACCGGCGGCGGGTCTATCCCCGCAACGGCTTTACGGCTGGGTTTACTTGGCGCCGCCGAGGGCGGCGCTTATGCGTTTGGCACTGGCGAAGGCGGCGCAAAAGAGCGCCTGTCGCGGGTGCCAGGTGGCGCAGCGGCTGGCGTCGCTGCCGGCATTGTTGGCGGAAAAGTGGCGCAAGCTGGCGTATCGGCGGTTGAGGCGTTGGTTGACGCAACCCGCAGAATAGTAGGTCGGCGAGGGTCTAGCATTGTAGAAAATGAAATACAGAGGCTTGCAGAGCAAACGGGTCGCACCGTTGATGAAATTGCGCAAGATATATTTGACGGCAAAATCCTTGCGGAAAACCAGACAATACGCGCGGCCGTAAAGGCTATTCGCGGCAAGGGTGGACCGGCGGCGGGTATTATTACTGACACGTTAAAGCGCCGGCCAGAGCAAACGCGCGGCGAGGCAATGGGCGCACTACAGCGCAATCTGACTGAGGGCGGCCAAGGCGCACCTATACTTGCAGAGCGCAGGGCGTCGGAGATTTTGACCAAGAAAGCCGAAAACCAAGCATACGAGCCGTTTAAAACGCAACCCGTATCACCAACGGTTTTTGCAGAGCTGGCCGGTACGCTGCAAAAAGTGCCAAAAGCGGGCGCGGAATTGTTAGAGCAATTTCAAGCGCGCACCGGCACAAAGCCTTTGTTTAGAGAGGTTGATGGCGAGGTCCAATTTGCCAGACTGCCGACAGTAGAAGAGGCAGAGCAAGTGCGCCGCGCAGTCGGAAATCGCGCATCAAGCCTATACCGAGGCGGGCAAGGTGGTGCCGGTGAAGCCGTTGACCAAGCGCAAAAAGATTTGCGCAACGTGCTGGACGTTGAGGTGCCCGAATTAATGACGGCACGGGCGCAGGCTAAGGCCGTGCGCGATGAGCGAGATTCGTTTACGGCGGGCCGCAAGGCACTGCAGGGCGACGTGTACGAGCGGATGTTAGAGCTGGGCGATTTGGCAGCGGACCCTAACAAGCTGGCTGCGTATCGCACCGGGTTTTTATCGTTATTGCAAGGCCGCGCCGCAACAAATGCGCGGGCTAGTATGATGCGCAATCTTGCCAATCCAGAATCAAAAGAAAACATGATTTTGCGGGCGTTGGTGCCAGAGAATAAAATTGACGCGGTTATTAAGCGTTTAGAGACAGCAACAGACAGTCAAAACACGGCGGACGTTGTTTTGAAAAACACGCAAACCGCCGAAACAATGATGGCCGGAAAGCGCGAAGGGTCAGGTTTGTCAGCGGTTGATATGCTAGGCGTTGCGCGCGGGGAAATCGGCTCAATTATGCAGGTCGGCAGTAAGTTTGCAGATATGTTTGCGCGCGAATTAAGCGACGCAGAACGCGCACGCGTTGCGCGCATTCTTGTGTCAGAAAACCCTGATTTGGTTCGGCGGGCGCTGCAAGATGACGGCGGCGTTGCAGCACTGCAAGATTGGATCTCACGAAACAAAGGGCGGGTAACGCGTGGCGCATCTCGCGCATCAACAGTCACGGCTGCAGGGCCGGCGGCTGATTATTCAGCGCCATTCACACAAGGTCTATTAAGCGGGCCACGGTAAGGACACGACATGCACACAGAACAAAAGACCCGCGAGCAAATAGAGGCAATCGTTCAAAACGCCGTTGAAGAGGCGGTTGAATTTGTTGAGGCAGAGCTTCGCGACGAGCGCATAAAGGCGCAGCATTACTACGATGGGCAGGTTTATATTGGGCACGAGGATGGCCGCAGCAAGGTCGTGGCCACCAAGGTGCGCGACGTGGTGCGAGCGGTTAAACCCAGCTTGATGCGGGTCTTTTTAAGCACGTCACGCCCGGTAGAATACGTGCCGCGCCGGCCTGATCAGACTGCACACGCAGAGCAGGCCACGGCGTTTATGCACCACGAATTTGAGCGGCTAAACGGGCATAAAATCTTGGGCGATGCTTTCCACGATGCGTTGGTGAAAAAGCAGGGCATTATTAAGGCGTATTACAAGAATTATCCGCACGCCGAGATATACACGTACACCGACTTAAACGACGATGAATTGACCATGCTGGCCAGCGAGGACGGCGTGGAAATCATTGAGCAAACCACCGAAATGACCGCCGCAATTGATGAAATGGGCATGTCAGTGGAAGCGCCGGTGCATGCGGTAAAACTCAGCCGGCAATCAACGCGCGGCGAGCTGTGCGTTGAGTCGGTCCCACCAGAGGAATTTTTCGTAAACGATACGGCCAGATCCCTGTCTGATGCGTATATCGTCGCGCACCGTACTGAAATGCGTATGGGCGACGTGCTGGCGATGGGGTTTGACCCAGAGCAAGTGATGGATCTGGACAGCTTTGATAATGGCGTCAACGGCGACGAAGAGGAAGACTTTGCGCGCACCGGGTATAGCAATTCTAGCAGCGCTGAGGATGCTGACGCCGATGAAATGAAGCCGGTCACGATTACTGAGGCTTACATGCGCCTCAGCATCGACACCGACACGCCAGTACTGCACAAGTTTGTGCTGGGCGGCACGTCATACACATTGCTGGACTTTGAGCCATGCGATGAGCTGCCTTTTGCCAAGTTGGAAATTGATCCAGAGCCGCATGCGTTTTACGGGCGCTCACTAGCCGAGGTTGTAATGGATGACCAGGACGCGGCAACAAGCGTGCTGCGTGGCATCTTGGACAACGTGGCTATGGTCAACAACCCGCGCATTGGCATCACGCCAGGCGTTAACGTGGATGACCTGCTCAACAACGAAATTGGCGCAGTGGTCCGCATGCAGCAGATGGGGCAGGTGCAAGAGCTGACCATACCATTCGTGGCGGGACAGACGTTAAGCGCCCTCACCTATCTGGACGGGTTGGTTGAGCAGAAAACCGGCGTCACGCAAAACATGGCGCTCAACCCGGACGCCATGCAAAGCACTGCCGCCGCTGGCATTAGCGCCACGGTTGAGGCTGCCGCTGCGCAAGTTGAAATGTACACGCGCAACCTGGCAGATGGCGTAAAAGATTTGTTTGGCATTATGCTGCGCTTGATGATCAAGAATTGCGACGAAGATCAGATGATGCGCGTCGCTGGCCAGTTCCAGCCAGTAGATCCCAGAGTATGGGACAGCGGCATGGATATTCAGGTTAACGTCGGCCTTGGCACCGGGCGCGAGAAAGAAAAACAAGCGGCGCTGCAGCAAGCATTGCAGATGCAAACGATGGTGTATCAACAGTATGGCCCAATGAACGGCCTAGTCAGCCTGACCAACATACGCAATACATTGGCCGACGCCTTGGCCGCGTCAGGCGTAAGAAATGCAGATCGGTATTTCGCGCCAATCACTGAAGAAATAGAGCAACAGATGTTGCAAATGCAGCAGCAAGCTCAAGCCCAGCAAGGCCAACAAGATCCCAACGCCGCATTTTTGCAGGCAGAACAAATGAAGGCGCAAGCCAAAATGCAGGGCGACATGGCGAGGCTGCAGCTAGACGGCCAGAAAGCAATGGCAGAAGAGCAGCGCAAGCGCCAAGAAATGGCCATGCAGGACGATCTGGCGCGAGATCGTATGGCACAATCCCTAATGGTTGATGCAGCTCAAACTTACGGAAAATATGGCACTGCCGTGGACGTGGCGCGGGTCAAAGCGGAGCAAGACAAGCTGCGCACGCTGACCAGCGTGGCGCAAGGCCAACAGCGCCAATAAATCAACATATAGTGTTTAGCGTCTAATTTTTACTACATATAGTATTTCTGTTAAAATCCCGGCGAAGCGATTTGCCGGGATTTTCTATGTCTACCGACGTCAAAATAAAAGCCGAGGATGCTAAACGTCTAAAATTAGACACAGCATTTCTGCAATTTATGAACGACGTGCGCGACGCACAAATCCTGACATTTCGTTCCAGCACTGCCGAGCAAATTGAGCAGCGCGAAGATGCGCACGCAATCCTGCGAGCGCTGGATCTGGTTGAGGCGCAACTCGACGCGGCGATTGTCGCAGAAACGCTGAAAAGCCGCAGAAAAAACAGGTAAGCACCGATGCAATCGACTGACCTTGATGCTCTTGCCGAGCAAATGATACAAGAGCCAGACATAACGTCTGAAGATGATAATCCGAGCGAAGCCGTAGAGGCTCAATCAGAGGCACCTGATGAAGATCAGACCGAGATTGACACCGACATAGCCGAGAGCGCGGATGAGCCTGTCGAGGCGTCCAGCGACGATGTCGATGACGATGACCTGGATGACGAAGAAATTGATGACGATGAACCGGCAGAGCAAGCCGCCCAACCTGTACTCTATGACGTCAAAATTGACGGAAAAATGGAGAAACAGACACTTGAGCAGCTCAAGCAATCTGCGTCGGGCCAAGGTTACATCAACCGACGCATGCAAGAAATTGCGCAAGTTGAAAAGCAATACAACGAGCAATTCCAAGCCCTGCAGCAACAGCAACAGCAAACTCTGGCGCTATACAACCAAGCGCAAAACGGACTTGCACCACCCACGCCGCCACAAATCGACTTTGAGCAAGACCCCATTGGGGCGATGCAAGAAGAACGAGCGTACAACGCGGCGAAGGCAGAGTACGACGGGAAACTGCAACAAGTGCAGCAAATTCAACGTCAACAATCTGAGCAGCAAGAAGCACAAAGCCAGCAATACATTTCAGCCCAGGTTGAAATCCTGCGTGAAAGATTGCCGGAATTGGTTGGCCCCGACTCTGAGGCCAAGCGCGCAGCCCTAGTCCAAGCGGGCGTCGATTATTACGGGTTTTCCCCGCAAGAGGTCGCCGCAGTTAAGGACGCTCGGCACGTTCAAGTTTTGAACGACGCCAAAAAATGGCGCGAGCTGCAAACTCGTAAAAAAGAACGCAAGGCCAAGGCTAACGCCGTGCCGCCCGTTCGCGCTGGCGCAAAACGCCGCCCAGAAACTGCTGAAAATTCCGCACGCAAAAAAGCGCGAGAGCGCTTTGCGAAATCTGGCCGCCTTGAAGATGCGGTCGAATTATTACTTTAAGTAAGGAACAAAAACCATGGCACAACCGGCCAACACGTTCGATTCATATGATTCGGTAAATAGCATTCGAGAACAGATAATGGATGATGTTGTAAACATCACGCCAGAAGATACGCCAGCGTATAGCTCGATGAAAAAAGTTTCAGCGTCAAATACAAACGTTGAATTTATGACTGACACGCTGCGCTCGTCTGGCGCAAACGCTCACATTGAAGGCGACGCAACCACCGGGTCTGCGCGTGTTGCAAGCGTAAGACTGTCCAACCAAACACAGATCTTTAAAGATAGCGTTGTCGTTCCAGACACCGATATTGGTCTGGATCGGGTCGGCAAACGCAAGCAACTGGCGTTACAAACGCTGAAAATTGCGGCTGAACAAAAGCTCGACATTGAATTGGCGATTTTTGCAAACAACGCCAAGGTTGCGGGTAACGCCACAACAGCGCGTGAAATGGCCGGCATCCCTGCTTGGCTCAAAACCAACGTCAATTTCCAGAGCGGAAATAGCGGTGCAAACCCAACTGGCGACGGTACGGATGCCCGGACCGACGATGGCACGCCAACAGCGTTTTCACAGGCAAAGTTCGACGCTGTAATGCAATCTATGTGGGAAGAGGGCGGCAAGCCTAATACCTGTTATCTGAGCGCATTTCAGGTGAACAAAACGCTGTCGTTTACCGGCAACAACAATCAGAGGGCGAATGTAACTGGCGCAGATGAGCGTGTTATCAATTCATTAGCGATATATCTGACCCCCTGGGGGCAGGTCAAGTTTCAACCCTCACGGGAAAACCGTTCGCGTGACGTGTTCATCATGCAGGACGATATGTGGAATGTCGCTGTGCTGCGTCCAACCAAGTCAACCGCGTTGGCGAAAACCGGCGATAACACACAGCGCCAAGTTGTGACTGAACTGACGCTCATTTGTAAAAATGAAAAAGCGTCTGGTGCAATTTACGACAACACCACCAGCTAAAAACAACCGGGGGCGTGGCATTGCTGCGCCCTCGATTTACAACGACCAGAGGTATACACATGCTTAAACGGCTGCGCGTAAGACGCATCAAGGTTATCTGCAGCAAAGGCCGCATTGAGCGCGGTGACGAGGTCATACTGACCAACGACGAGTATAATTCAATTATCGCCATGTCACCCGACGCATTTGACGTGCTGGGCGATGTTGAGCCGGAAGCCCCGAAAAAACCAACACGGAAAAAGACAAATGTTAAGCTCGCGCATTGACCAGAAAATCACGTTCGAGGGTGACGATATGGTCATCAAGAACACCTACGATGCTACGGCGGCGCTGCAAGACGCTGCGTATGCACGCGAGAACAGCCAGAATACGCTTGGCTCGGATTATAAGCACGTCGGAAACATCGACGCGAGCATGGTCACAAACTGGCTGAAACAGGCCGGTAAAACTTGGGCCGATACTGACGCTGTTGAAGAGGTCATCAAGCGCAATCTGCAGAACGGCGAGTTTGCCAAATTCCGCGTTTGGGACGGCAAGTGGTGATGGCAACCGCAACGTTGTGGACCGTCTGCCTAACCGCCGGCCTTGGCCTAGTGAGTTGGATTTTACGCACAGCGTGGCACGAGCTAAACCGCCAAAATATATTGCTCAATCGCACCCGCGAAGAGCTGGCAAAGGAATACACCACCAAGGCGGAGAGCCGCGCAGATATGTCTCGCGTGATTGACCGCCTTGAGGCGTTGGACGCCAAACTAGACCGTATAATCGAACGGAAATGATATGCCCGTCATCGAGGCAGCCGTTGCAATCTCCACCGCCGTCAGCGCGTTTAAAACGCTGAAATCTGCCGTTTCGGCGGGCAAGGAATTGGGTGAATGCGCGTCTACTTTGGGGTCTTGGGCCGGCGCAATTGCGGATTTGCAATACTGCAATAAACGCGCGCAAAAACCCAGCGTGTTTAAAACGTTCGCCGGATCTGCAGAGCAAGAGGCGGCAGAGGCGTTTGCAAATATGAAACGCGTCCAAGCCATGCAAAAAGAGCTGCATTTGCTAATTGGCTGGCGGTACGGGCCCAAGGGTCTGCAGGAATATTTAGACATGACACGCCAGATTAAAGCGCAGCGTCAGGCCACGGTCATACGCAAAGAAGAAATCAAACAAAGCATAATTAACGCCACAGTCGGCATCCTCGCCGGGCTGGTCGGCATTGGGCTGATTATTGGGCTTGTCTACGCGTTGTTGTGGAAAGATGGCCAAATATGATTTTGGCGGCAACCGTGGCGCTCGCTGGGCTGGCAAACCCGGAATATGTGACGTGCAAATTGGCGCGGCGCATCACCGTCTATGGCGAGAAAATTTGTCTGTACGTCCACGTAAACGGCGGCAGGCAAATGCATTACCCCACCACCAGTTTCAGTGAATGCCCTCGGACATACCAATGCAGGTATGCGCCGCAAGATAAAGGCAGAACGCTCAAAGACACGATGGACGCATTAAAGGAGCAATTCGAATGACAATCGCAATGGAACGAATCTTGGCGTGGAAGATTTTGCCACGCGTTTTAATGGCCGTTATGGCCGTTATGTATTGCCGGGTTTTAGAGTGGGGAATGTCGTTAGACGATTTATCCACACAACAAAGCGCAATGATTAGCGTCTGTTCTGGCGCAATGACAGGGACGATAGCCGTGTGGCTGTCGCACGAGAAATGATCGGCGCGTTAATTGGGCCGCTGATTGAGCTGGCCGGCGGCGCGCTGAAAAACCGCGCTGCAAAAGGGCAAGCCGAGGCGCAGCTAAAGCTAACCGAGGCAGAGGCCAAAGCGCGTATTATGCTCAGTGAAAAGACGTCGGTTGCCGATTGGGAACGGATTATGGCCGAGGGTACGCAGTCCAGCATCAAAGATGAGGTGGTGACATTTGCCGTGCTTACGCCCGTTTTGCTGTGTTTTATCCCCGGCATGGAAGACACCGTGAAAAACGGGTTTGACCGATTGGCCGAACTGCCAGAATGGTACACTTGGCTGGTCTTTACGGTATGCAGCGCCGCCATAGGAATACGCGGCAGTAAGCATTTTTTCGGCGGTAAAAAATGACAGCCGCCGTTCTGGAGTTTCCACAACTCAGCGAAATTGACCGGCAGTTTATCTCGCTTGAACAACAGCGCGACGTGATACGCGCACAATATAAATCAATAATGGAGCCAAAAAAAATGAGCAGTTGGGATACGATGTTTGAGTGGATAATCAAGCACGAGGGCGACACGTTTGTAAACCACCCGGATGACCCAGGCGGCGCCACTATGCTCGGTGTGACCATTAAAACGTGGTCAGACTGGATCGGGCGCGAGGCCACGATTGACGAAATGAAGGCGCTGACAAAGGCTGACGTCAAACCGTTGTATAAAAAATGGTATCACGAAAAGGTGCATGCGCAGGATCTGCCGGTGGGCGTTGATTGGTGCGTGGTGGACATCGGCGTTAACTCTGGCCCAAGCCGCGCCAAGAAAATGCTGCAGAAATGCGTTGGCGTCAAACAAGACGGCGCGGTTGGACCTAAAACATTGGCCGCTGTGGCTGCGCTTGATCCAGAGGAAATCGTTGAGCGCCTTTGTGACGAGCGCGCCAGGTTTTACCGCAGCTTGAATAAAGAAATGTTTATCAAGGGTTGGCTGCGGCGCAACAAAGAGGTCAAAGAGCAGGCCCTCAATTTAATGGAGGCATAACATGGCAAAACGTGGTTTGTACGCGAATATTCACGCCAAGAAAAAACGCATCAAGGCGGGGTCCGGCGAAAAAATGCGCAAGCCTGGCGCTAAGGGCGCGCCAACTGCCAAGTCGTTCAAGCGCTCGGCAAAGACGGCCAAGAAATAAATGCACCACTCGCACCACACTGGCAGGGCCGGTGAATTTCTGGTGCAATCTGTGCTGGAGCATCAATACAACCTCGTCACGCAACGCGTGGACGTTGACGGGGTTGACCTGTGGGTGGAGCTGCCAAGCGGGTTTATCACTGTGCAGGTCAAAGCGGCGCGCGCCGTTGATAAAAGCAAGCGGTATTCTTTCGCGTTTAGCAAAAGCGAAATCACGGCTGCCGTGTATTGTTACGTTGCGCTGGATGTCGGATTGTTTTTAATGGACGAGCCGCCGCGAAAGGGGCAAGTGACAAAGAAAATTCCGGCGTTAAAATTTACAAAAGAAAATATGCACGAGACAATAAAAAAGGCGCTCAACGTAGAGCGCCTTTAGTTGGTTACGGCGCAACCCGCCAGTACGTGACGTTAAGTTCCCAATCTTCAACCAGCCAGCCTTTGCGGATTAACGATTGCAAAACCTTATGTGACGAGCTGACCGACTTGCGTTGCTTCATCATTTGCTCGCCGTCAATTTTACCTAAGCAAATTTCACGCAATGATGGGCACCGGCCAAGCTCTTTCCAATGGTCCCGCACAAAACAGAACATCTCGTGCTGCGTGCGGGTAAGTGGGCTACGTTCTTTCAATGTACTGCCCTTTCAATGTGCAAATCCTCGCCAACAATCTTGTACGTGACGCCGCCGGTTTGCATTTCGGTGATGCCGATTGTTCGCATCCCCTCGGCCAGCAAGTCACATAGCTCTTCGCGAGTGCTAAACCAGCGCTCGCACTGTTGCATCGCCTCGGTAATGTTTTCTGCGACATCATCCAGCTTGTTTTTGATTTCGGCGTCGGTGGGAAAATCGATTACGTTATCGCTCATTGGCTCGCCCCTTGCATGAGAGGTAAAATCCAAAGCATCGCGCCTGTTGCGATGAAAATTGACAGGCAAGCCAGCGTGTCCTGACAGAACAGTTTAATCTGTTCAATCTGTCTCCGCTGTTTTTCTGTTAAGCCTGTCCATATTAACGATATACTTATTATCGGATTCCGATTTCCAGATTGCCCCGTAACATTTTGATTTAACATTGTTCTTCCTTTTTATGCACTTTTTACACTTACCAAACGGGTGCCTCTACCCGTCTGACGGCTTGATTGGACGTTGCAGAGGCTCGTCTAGGTCTTCACGCGCTTGCAGGGCGTCCAGCCCGTTTTCGTCCACATAATAGGTCCGACCATTGGTATGACCCATCTGCGCCGCGCCTCTTTCGCGCGGATCTTTCGGCAACATACGCCCGAAATCCCAGTTCATCATTGAGATCTGTTGTTGAGCGTATACCGCTTTGTCGTGACCAAGCAAATCATTTGATTGACTTATGCGCTCGATCTTGTCCGCGTATTCCCGCAAGATGGCGGGGATTTTACGGACATGCTCAGGATGCCAGCATTGAATATCAACGCGCTTGCGAAAGCTCAT